TAGGGCTTTTTTTACGCACTGCGGTTAATGATTTCATGGATAGCGTCCACCATATTTGGTGTCCACTATCCTCTCAGGAATATCAGGATCTGCCAGACGGTGCTGAGACGACGCTTACGGCAAGCTTGTCCTCAAAGGGTTTGAAGTCATTCATCCCATTTACTCACCAGTTCGCCATTACTCCACATCTCAACGGGGCGCGTTACCGGCTCCGGCGGTGGCGGCTCCGGAATGTTCTCAACGTGCAGCGCGCCGTCGATCTCTTTGACCAGCGTTCGCTCGGTCAGCAACAGGCTGATGCTGACATCGAGGCTACTGTCGTTATTGATGTCGGCATACCAGATAAAGCCCTTTTTTCTTCCTTCATCGGTTGCCATGATGTCCGGCTGATTGACGCGCAACCAGGCCATAATCGGCACAAACAACAGGTCAATATCGTCGGTGAAATCCGTCACCACGATGTTAAGCGTGTACCGCTTTTCAAACGACAGGGAGCTCGCCAGCGTCGCCATATTGTTGCCATCGTCCAGGCGAAGGCAAAGCATATCAGGGTTGGTACGCAGTACCGGCACCGCATCAGTTAAGGCTTTTCGCAGACTGTTGGGCTTTTGCATCGATTTCATCCTGACATTGTTTCACCGTATCAACCTGAATTGCGCAACTCTGTAGGGCACTTTCAAGCTGGCGTATATCCGCGCTCAGGTCGCCATTAGTTACCGGGTCGCTTCCCGGCATCGGGCAGGGGCTGACCTTCGGGCAGGCGTTGTAAACAATCACCGACGGCGGCATTGGCACAGGCGGTTCGCTGGTGCAACCGGCGCAAAGCATCAGGTAAATCAGCGCGATACCAGCGGCGAAACGCGTCATTTTCATTGAGTAACCTCGTGATGGTTTGTTCACGCCGGAAAGCCAGCAGGTTAGCCGCTGCAAGCTTGTCCCTCATGGCGACCTGCGCCAGCTCTTTAAGTTGCGACTGCTCTGCGGCAACGTTGAGCTGATTTTTCAGCATGGTGATCGTGGTTTTCTGCGTACCGGCGACCCGGTTCGCACGTTCAAATGAGGTGCGCAAATTGCTGTTATCGTGTCTCATCCACAGCAGACCCGCACAGGCCAGCGCCAGCAGGAGAATCACTATCTTCATGCAGTTCCCCCTCCGGCCTTGCGCCACACTGCGACCAGCTTGTCTAGGCTATGCTCACGCTGACCGTATCCGGCACCCGGCAATGAAGCCCAGATATTGCGACAGCGGGAAATCGCGCGCTCGATGCGCCCATGCTGCAAATCTTCCAGCGCGCCGCGCTCACGAATCAGCTGAATGGCGAGTCTGTCCTGTGATGCCGGGCTGAAATCCGGCAAAGCGAGCTGCTTTTTGTAATGCGGCCAGAACAGATAAAGCTGCTGGTAACGCCCGGATGCCGTGGATTTTTCCCCGCGACGATTGAAGACCTTCGCCGGGCGCCCACCGGCAAACGGGTGATCGCGATAGTCGGTAAAAATCTCCGGCCTGCCATCGATACCCGTGACGATAACGTCGTAACCGTTGTTTCGGGTCAGCGGATGCGTTGCTGTCCCTTCCGAAAACGCCAGCGTGTCGAGGAATGCCGCAACGTTGGGATGTGTCTTAATGACTGCCATCGTTTTCCCCTTTTTTAATCTTGCGCTGGATAGCAAGCTCTACCGCCTGATAACCGGCGATACCCAACATGGAGCCAAATCCGCACACGGCCGCGGTTGGCAGATCTGGAAACTGTACCAGGGCAACCCCGGCCACCATCGAAACAAAGCCACCCAGCAACGTGCGACCAATAAAAAGACGTGCGGTGATCGGTTCACCACCGGCCAGCACTTTACCGACGACAATCAGCGCGCCGATGATAAAAAGCGAAATGACGCTTTTTTCCCCTTCCGTCATGTGGTTACTCCCAGAGGTTTATTGTTTCTGTTACGGGGGATGACTTCACATCAGGCAGCTCGATCACAGTGCCATGCGGCAATACTGCGCCGAGCTCGGCTAACCCCGGATTTGCGGCGAGCACCGACTCGAAGACCCCCTCAGTGCGCCCGTAATACCGGGCGCAAATCATGTCGAGCGTGTCGCCCTGTTGCGCGATGGCCTGCATCAGATTTGGCTCACGATGCAGCGGGGTTTGTCCTGGACGCGTGATACGGCCCAGCGCATGTCCCGCCACAGCTCGTCGACAGTGGTATCGATGCTGTCAGCTTTCTTGTCACCTTTGGCGCTGGCATCCACACCGCGATAACGCTCATAGAGCGTGGCGGTCGCCATTGAGGTGACGGCGCGCAGGTAATAGAAAACTCGCACACTCTCACCGTCGAGATCGTCAGCCGGCACGTCGGCCAGCTTGCTAAAACCCCCGGCAATCTGCTGTTCCCGCCACAAAAACAGCTCGGCATTGGTTTCGGCGATGCCAGTTTTGATGGCCTCACGCAGCCGGGCCGGGGCGACGGTCTGCTCAAGTCGCATCCCTTCACGCACGCGTTTCGGGTCGATGTCAGGAAAGAAAAACGTATTTTTTATCACCGGCTCATCGCTGGCAGGCGGCGGGATGATCACCACGCCACCCGGCTGCGGCTCATCGTTCTTTTTAATAATCAGCGTCGTCATGACTACCTCTGAATAGGTGGGCGGTGGACGCCGGTCTCAGGTCAGGTAAAACACCCTCATCGACCGGCGTGCCGCCCTGGCGCGGGGCGCATTCTGTTAACCGACGGTCTTTTTCGGGCGGCCACGTTTAGCCGGTGCCGTGGTTTTCACGGCGCGCGGCGCTCTTACCGGGGCTTTAACGACTGTTGCCGGTTTGGGCTTCAGCTCTCGCTCAAGCCGTTCAATGTCTTTTTTGACGCCTGCCTGACAGTCGAGCTGCATCGCTCGCTTGAGGTGGGCCAGCGCGTCGGCGGGCTGTTTGTTGTCCCGCAGCACCAAGCCGGTGATTTTGTGCAGTTTTGCGCGCACTTCATCAGGCATATCGGCGGCGGCGGTCAGCGCCAGCGTGTCGAGCAGCTGGCTGACGACGACCGGTTCACCGGCGGCATGGGCGCGCATGGCGGCGAGCGCCACCTCTTCGGTAAACATGTACTGCGGCGGGCGGCGGTGTTTGCCTGGCATGGTCAGACCGTACTTAAACGCGTAGCGGGCAATATCCATCGCGCCGCCGATATCGCCGACATCGAGACGCCACAGCATGACGGTCATCACGATGTCATCCTGTGCACCTTTGCCCTGTTCCAGCACGCCACTGACCCACGGCAGATAGAACGGCAGCAGCTCGCGCTTTTTCGTGGCTTTCAGCTCTTTACCAAAGATGGCTTTTAACGTGCGTTGGTCTGCGGCCAGCTTAACCAGCATCTGCTCGTAGGCAGTGGCATGCCGCAGCGGGTTGTTTTCCCGCTGCGCGGTTTCAATGGCCGAGACCCGCATCATGTGACGCTGTGCGGGGCTCGTCATCGGTTAGCCCTCCGGTTGTGCGGCAGAGAAATCGCCCAGCTTGATATTTTCAATGAAGCACCCGGCGGCGTAGGTTTCGACCACGTAATCGATGTTCATCGATTCGTAGTTTTCCACCTGGTCGAGTTTCGGGTTTTCGATAATGGAGCGGCGATGACTTTCATCCATGAAATAGATGGACAGGTTATCGAGACGCGTCACCATAATCGCGTTCGCCGGGAAGTACGGCACACGGACGGCGGGCAGGTTGCCGATGCGTTTCTGGCTGATGATAATGTCAGCCGCGAGCGCTTCGCTGTTGGGCTGGTCTTTGTTAACGATCGGGAAATATTTGTCGGCCAGCAGCTTACGGCCCACAATCGCTACAAGTTCGGCATCTTCCTGATAAGTCTCGTCAATCAGGTTGTCGGTTGCATCCATGACCAGCGCATCGAGGTTAACGTAATCGCCGTTTTTACCCACACGGATCACAGCGGAAACAACATTCCCTTCTTCGTCGACAATTTTGCTCATCACGCGGGTCGGCGCTTCATTACGGTATTTCTGCAGCCAGCCGACGGCGACGTCCTGCAACATCGGATGAGTGGCGCGGTCAGAGGTTTCGGCGCGCTCAACGCCGTTGAACCCGGCCATGATGAAATCGAGCGCCTGCCGCTGGATGATGGCATCGCGAATACGGCGCTGGAAGTCCTGGAAGCGCGCCCACAAATCCAGCTTTTTATATTTGAAGTGGAAGTCAAAGTTGACCTGATCGCACTCGTATTTTTTGGACTCCAGCGCGGTAAAGTCGGCGGTTTTACGCTCCTTGCCGCTGTTGGTGTCCGTGGTGCTGGCGATGGTGCCATTGACGCCGACGCCAATTTTTTCACCCTTCAGCTCATCCACCGGCACGATATTAATTTTCTGCAAAAAGGCCGATGACATCTGCACGGTGTTCATCATGGTTTGCGTGACGGACGGCTCGACGGAGAATTTTTTACTCACGTCGTCCGGGTCGATGCCGTTCAGCTCGGCAACGCGGGACAGGTAGGCATTGAATTTAAAACGGGTTTCCTGACGCATAGTCTTTCCTGTTGGGTTAAATCGGGTTGTCTGACCGGGCAAGCCTGTCGCCCGGCGATAAATTCACGACCGTTTAGCAGTCGGTCAGCAGCTCATCGCCACCGCCACCGGTGGAGAGCTTGCGGCGTGGCTGCGTGGTGCTTTCGGTGTTATCCAGCGACGTTTTTAACTTGCTGAATGCCTGGCTGGTCTGGTCAGCCTTCGTGGTGACGTCCTTTTTCAGGGTCGCAAAGGCATTTTCCAGCGCGGCAAGACGCTGTTCAGTGGCAGTGAGGTTTTCCTGCACATGTTCACTGACGGTCGTCACGGCTTCATGCACATCCTGAAAACGGGCGTCATCGCTGGCCTGTTTGCGGCTGAAGATCGCTTTCACTTTGTCGCTCAGGGCGGTAAAGACATTTTCCGCCTGGTCTTCAAACTCCAGCTCGGCGAGAGTGGCGACGGAAATCAGGTTGCCCGGCTCGGCTTTGAAGCGGTTGAGGGGGTTAAATTTGGCACCCCGGCAAAATTCGAGGTATTCGGTGCCGAGGCTGGCCGGGTCATCGGTCACGGCGAGGCCGACCAGGTAGCATTTACCGCTATTGGCGAAATTCGGCTGAATTTCCATTGAGGTGTAGACCTTCTGCAATTTTTTATTCATTGCGATCAGGTCATCGGTCGGGGTGATTTTGGCGAACAGCGCCAGCTTGCCTTTCAATACCGAATCGTCGTCAATCTTTTCAGACTTCAGCTCAACCACATCGCCGTAACGGCTGAACGGGCCATCCGGCAGGATGCCTTTCAGGTGTTCGAGGTTAATGCGGCAACCATAGACGCGGGGGTCAAAGGTCTCTGCCATTTCCTGAATATCCGTCGCGCTGATAACGCGGCCGTCACAGGTATCGCCTTCGACGCCGATGCGAAACCATTTTGAAACTTTTTTTGCCATTGTCAGGAGTCCTGATATCGGGTTAACGGGTCGGGGTTAGTTTCCCGACGTCGCCGCCCACCCGCTATCAATCCCGGATGGCTTATCCCTCACACAACAGCACCTTAGCGATTCGCATCACCCGTTTCTTTAGCCTTGCCCTGTATCAATCACGGCGAGGCATCCATGACCATCACCACCGACACCACTTTATTAAACGACCCGCGACGCCAGGCGGCTTTGTTGTACTGGCAGGGGTTTTCCGTGCCGCAGATTGCCGAAATGTTGCAGACCAAACGCCCGACGGTGCAGAGCTGGAAACAGCGCGACCAGTGGGAGGAAACCGCACCGCTGAACCGGGTCGAAAGCACCTTAGAGGCCCGGCTGATTCAGCTCTACGCAAAGCCCAACCTGACACCCCACGATTTCAAGGTGGCGGATTTTCTGGCCCGACAGATGGAGCGCTTTGCGCGCATTAATCGCTATGGCCAGACCGGAAATGAGGTTGACCTTAATCCCAATGTGGCCAACCGCAACAAAGGCGACCGCAAAAAGCCGACAAAGAACTTTTTCAGCGACGAGGCTATCGAGAAACTGGAAGAGATTTTTTTCGCGGAGTCTTTCGAGTATCAGCTCCGCTGGCACCGCGCCGGGCTTGAGCACCGTATTCGCGACATTCTGAAATCGCGCCAGATTGGGGCGACGTTCTACTTTTCCCGCGAGGCGCTGCTGCATGCGCTGAAAACCGGCCATAACCAGATTTTCCTGTCAGCGAGTAAGACGCAGGCGTATGTATTCCGCGAGTACATCATTCAGTTTGCCCGCCGGGTCGATGTCGACCTGACCGGCGACCCGATTGTCATAGGCAACAACGGCGCAAAGCTGATTTTTCTCGGCACCAACTCAAACACCGCGCAGAGCCACAACGGCGACCTGTATGTCGACGAAATTTTCTGGATCCCCAACTTCCAGAAACTACGCAAAGTGTCGTCGGGCATGGCCTCACAAAGCCACCTGCGCAGCACCTACTTTTCGACACCTTCCACCCTGGCACACGGCGCTTACCCGTTCTGGTCGGGGGAATTATTCAACCGGGGCCGCGCCAGCGCCAGCGAGCGGGTTGATATCGATATCAGTCATGACGCGCTCGCCGCTGGCGTGGCGTGTCCTGACGGTCAGTGGCGGCAGATTGTCACCATTGAGGATGCGCTCGCCGGGGGCTGTACGCTGTTCAATCTGGAGCAACTCAAGCGCGAAAACAGCGTCGACGACTTCCGCAATCTGTTTATGTGCGAGTTCGTTGACGACAAGGCGTCGGTGTTCCCGTTCGAGGATTTGCAACGCTGCATGGTCGACAGTCTGGAAGAGTGGGAAGACTTTGCGCCGTTCGCCGACAACCCGTTCGGCTCCCGCCCGGTCTGGGTGGGATACGACCCTTCGCACAGCGGCGACAGCGCCGGGTGTGTGGTGCTCGCACCGCCGGTTGTCGCCGGGGGCAAGTTTCGCATTCTGGAGCGCCATCAGTGGAAAGGCATGGACTTCGCTACTCAGGCCGAATCCATCCGCCAGCTCACCGAAAAATACAACGTCGAGTACATCGGTATCGATGCGACCGGCCTCGGTATTGGCGTCTTCCAGCTGGTTCGCTCGTTTTATCCCGCCGCCCGCGATATCCGCTACACGCCGGAAATGAAAACCGCAATGGTGCTGAAAGCAAAAGACGTTATCCGCCGTGGCTGTCTCGAATATGACGTCAGCGCCACCGACATCACCACCTCGTTTATGGCAATCCGTAAGACCATGACCAGCAGCGGGCGCAGCGCCACCTATGAGGCCAGCCGCACCGAGGAAGCCAGTCACGCGGACGTCGCCTGGGCGACCATGCACGCGCTGCTAAACGAACCGCTTACCGCTGGCAGCGGCCAGGTAACATCATCCATTCTGGAGTTCAACTGATGAGTAAATACAAAGGCCGCAAGCCACAGCCACAAAAGCGCCCGCGCAACATGAAAGACAGCGCGCCCCAAAAAATGGAGGCGTTTACCTTTGGTGAACCGAGCGCCGTGCTCGACCGCCGCGATATTCTGGATTACGTGGAATGCGTCAATAATGGCCGCTGGTTCGAACCGCCGGTCAGCTTTAACGGGCTGGCGAAAAGCCTGCGCGCCGCCGTTCACCACAGCTCGCCGATTTACGTTAAGCGCAACATTCTGGCCTCAACGTTTATTCCGCACCCGCTTTTATCACAACAGGATTTCAGCCGCTTCGCGCTCGACTTCCTTGTCTTCGGCAATGCGTTTTTAGAGCTCCGAAAGAGTGTCACTGGCCGCCCGCTTAAACTGGAAGCCTCACCGGCAAAATACACGCGGCGTGGTATTGAGGAGGATGTCTACTGGTGGGTGCCGTCATTCGACCAGCCGCACCCGTTCGCGCCGGGCTCCGTGTTCCACCTGCTGGAGCCTGACATTAATCAGGAGCTGTACGGCATGCCGGAATATCTCAGCGCGCTAAACTCCGCCTGGCTGAATGAAGCGGCGACGCTGTTCCGTCGCAAGTATTACCAGAACGGGGCGCATGCGGGTTACATCATGTATGTGACGGACGCCGCGCAAAGCGGTACCGATGTTGAGGCGTTGCGCGATGCAATGCGCAGTTCGAAGGGGCTCGGCAACTTCAAAAATCTGTTTTTCTACGCACCGCACGGAAAACCAGACGGCATTAAAATTGTGCCGCTCAGTGAGGTGGCAACGAAAGACGATTTCTTCAATATCAAAAAAGTCAGCGCCACCGACCTGCTTGACGCTCACCGCATCCCGTTCCAGCTGATGGGCGGCAAGCCGGAAAACGTCGGTTCGCTCGGCGATATCGAGAAGGTGGCAAAGGTGTTTGTCCGTAACGAGCTCATCCCGCTACAGGACCGGATGCGCGAGGTCAACGCTTGGGCCGGTCAGGAGGTGATCCGGTTCAAAAGTTACACCCTCGACACCGAAAGTGACTGATTTCCGCCGCCTCCGGGCGGCTTTTTCTTACCCCCACGCCTGACCGTCTCAGAAGCCCGCCACGCCCTCACCCCCCCGCACCACCCACAGATACCATCGCGAACCTGCGCGGCACAGCGACGCGCTCAGGCTGCGAAAATAAATGCGCAAAAGTACGCTGGCGCGCAGTGCTTTCCCCGCCTCGCCTGCCCGCTTCGTGGGTCGGTTTTAATGCAATTGCAATATTGCCTTAACACCGCATCAGTCTTAGCTGGTTGTGGATAAAAAATATTGATTCTGTGCATGCAATCTCATGCACAAAGATGCAAAGACCGCAAGTGAGTGGTGACACGTTGAGAGTGAATAGTTAAGCTAGAGAAAATCTTGCTTTGAGATGATGAATAATGTCCAACGAAATCCAATACATCGAGACCGGAAAACTTGAGTTCGATCCTGAAAACCCACGTTTTTATAGATTGAATGAAAGGGCGGGGTCAGACGATGCAGTCATAGAAGAAATGCTTGATGATGAGAGCGTGCAAGATCTGATGCTTTCAATCGGGGAGCAAGACTATTTCCCAGGTGAGCCTCTTTTAGTAGTTAAGAAAGGCAAGAAATTTGTTGTTGTCGAGGGTAACCGTAGACTAGCGGCCGTTAAGCTTCTTAATGGTGACTTGAAACCGCCTAAGAAGAAAGAAAAGGGTGTTCAGCTTATTTTGGATGAAGCTGACTACAAACCAAGAAACCTTCCGTGCCTGGTTTACAAGAATCGTGAAGATGTATTGAGGTATATCGGCTATCGCCATATAACAGGAGTCAAGGAGTGGGATGCTCTGTCAAAGGCAAAGTATCTTAAAGAATTAAGTGATACGTTCTATCAAGGTAAGGACCATGATGTTTTGTTCAAATCTTTAGCGAAGGAGATTGGCAGCAAGCCATATTATGTCGGTTTGCTATTAACTTCTTTGAATCTTTATGAACAAGCTTTAGATAAAGATTTTTTTGATTTACCAATGAACGAAAAGGATGTTGATTTTTCGTATATAACCACGGCGTTAGGTTATAAAAATATTACTGACTGGCTTGGTCTCGAAGATCGCAATGATTTAGATGCTAAAAATCTAGATATCGAAAATTTAAATAAATTGTTTGCTTGGTTCTTTGTTCGAGATCAACAGGGTGAAACCATTATTGGTGAAAGCCGCGGAATCAAAAAGTTAAATAAGATAGTGGCATCCCATGCCGCTGTCGACAACTTGATTAAATCAAAAAACATAGAGGAAGCTTATCTTTATACAAACGGTCAAGAAGAAGCTTTGGAAGAAGCCCTTAATTTAGCCGAGTCAAGTTTAAAGGTTGTTTGGGATATGCTTCTGAAGAATAATAAATTCACTGAGAGACAAGAGTCTCATGCTAATGAAATATCTTCTATAGCGAGAAAAATAAAAAGGCACATTGAAGATGCTAGAGAGGATGAAAGGTGATGTTAGAAAATTTGGATTCATTGCCAGATAATGAACCATATTTGTGGGCTGATTATCTGGAAATTTGGGCTACAGTAAGTATTGACAAGTGCTTTAGCCGGGGAGAGCTTGCCAGTATTTGTGTGGCGCAGGCCAAGCCAAAAAACAGAGCTTTTTCAGATGAGAAATGGCAATGGGCTATCACTTTTATTGATACCCGAATCGCTCTTTTTGGAGATAATTATCCTTTTTACCTATCGAAAGATAGAGATACTATTTATCTGAAATGTGATGATTATCGTCAATTTAACGAAAATGGAAGACTTTATATCGCATTATTGTTTTGTTCAAACGTTAAATATATTAAGTCTAAAAAAAGGCATATTCTAACTGGTGCCTTTGAAAAAATTAGTTTACCTGTATTCAAAAGTCTTATGCCTGTAGGTGCCATAGTAGCACCTTGCTGGGCCAGTGCAGGAAACGCGGGTGTTTACACTGGGTTACTGTACAATAAACTTACTCGGATAGCGCAAGATATCAGATGTACAGCAAACTTCACCATCAATCATTTTAAAGAAGGAGATCGTGGAGATGGTGGTATTGATATGTTGGCTTGGCATGATATGGCCGATAATCGCCCATCCATTCCGATAGCATTTGCTCAGTGTGGCTGTTCTAAAGATGAGTGGGTGGCTAAACAATTGGAAGCCTCCCCAACAAAGATGCACCATATGCTGCCAGTTATTCATCCTTGGGCAAATTACTACTTTTTACCACAAGATCTGCGATGGCATAACGTTGAATGGGCTCATCAAAGCGATATTGGTGCGGCGATATTTGTCGACCGTTTGCGTTTGATAAATCTTACCACGCGAAATGATGAGATCTCTCATCGCCGGCATATCAGATTTGTTCCATATTTGATAAGTCGGCAGATGAGAATCAGCTAGTCTAATCCCATATATCTGGTAATGCTTTTGCTACCGCCTCAAACAAGGGAGGCGGTACCGCATTCCCAATTACAGTATACTTCATATTCATAGATGCTCGCTCTGTATCAGGGAACATAATGTCTCCAAATCCCTGCAAACGAGCCGCTTCACGGTAACTAAAACGTCGAGCGGGATTGTCATTAACGAAACGCCATGCATCGGGTCCTAATTTCTCTAATTCAGGACTAATCGGATGGAGAGGCATGTGTCTGGGATTAGCGACAATCGTTTTGGATACTTGATCCCATCCTTGACGGCGATTTCGCGACATATAATACCAATGAAAATCAATATCATAAAACTCACCCGTCGGCCATTCAGGCATGTCACCAATTGCATCCTTAATTGTAGTATATGGCTTCAGACCTTCTCCGAAGGATGCTTGTGGGAACGTATATTCAGTTCCGAAACTCTCGTGTATACCAACAATAAAGATTCGCTTACGATTTTGTGCAACCCCAAAATGTGAGGCATTTAATATTTGTGATTTAACCTTATACCCAGCCTCAGTGAAAACTTTAAACTGGTCTTGTAATAAATGTTCAAAGTTCCTTCTCACCATTCCTGATACATTTTCAACAATGAAAGCCTTTGGCTTAATAACTCTCAGTGCTCGCGCAAACTCAAGATATAAAGTGTTAATTTTTCGATCTGCTTTCCGCACTCCTCCTTGACTAAACCCTTGGCATGGGTAGCACCCTACGAGGAGATCAGCACTTGGAAAAGAGGTAATGCCACCGACATCGCCTAATACATAGTCAGTCTCTGGATGGTTAGCAAGATACACATCACGGGCGTAAGGCAATATGTCATTAGCCATAAGCACGTCAAAACCAGCGTTTAACACGCCTGCATCTGAACCACCACACCCTGAAAACAGCGATACTACAGTTGGCATTGACCCCTCCTAAAAACCGACCGCGTATTATAGCGAATCAGGTCTCAGAAAAAAGCAAGATTTCGCCAAGGCTTGATATTCTCACGTTTTATTAGCTATGGCCATAGCTAAGCAGAAGAATATTGAATTAATTTTGTCATTGATTTTCAAAGGATTTTACGGAAAAAACAATAGAAAAATGGCTGCTTTTCATTAAGTTGCCTTTAGCAAGTTCAGCTATCAGTCCAAGTGCTATTTCACGGTCCCTTTCTTGGCAGGCCCCCTCAGTTGTTAAACGCGCAATCATTTCGACCCGTTCAATCATTACGTGCTCGCTTAAATCTTTATCCACATAACCTCCACCACGAGATACTGTACAAAAATACAGTATCATGTATTAGTAAATGATGTGAAGAAAAAAATCATGAAAATACACTGTATGTACATGATAAGGATGAATATTAACGGTTATGTTTTCGTTGTCAGTTCTGCTAAAACTGCAATACGGTTAAGGATTACCCTCTCCTTAGCCTGATGTGATGGTGCGACAGAGAATATTTCTCCTTTAGCCGTTCCACGTAGCCATTTGCCATCAAAGCAACTTTTACCTCCTGCCATCAGATGCAGGGCTTCACCCCTACTGATAGCGATACCGGTTGTCAGACGTATCTCGTCGATAGTTTTCTCTATGGCTGCATTTTGCTCACCCGCCCCATGTATAAATTCTCGCCGCATTGCTGACTTTCTCCTCCTGAGTCGGTTCGTCAGCTCTCGTTTTTCACGCCGACTCAGTGTTTTTGTTAAATCGAGTACCGGTGGCTCGCTTTCTCTCCCCGTACAGTTATTGACAGAACTCCGAGAGGGCGCAGGAGCGCCCTTAACGTCAACGGCCAAATCAACGGCACGCTTCGGTACAATTTTCCACTGCGTTAGCCGTGTTAAAATCGGGGTACCAGCACCGACAGCAGAATCGTACACGCCACGGATGCAGACGGTTTCCTCACCATACTGGTTAAACTCGGCGCGCGGTTCATACAGCGTGCGCACCTGCAAATCATCGCGACGGACAAACGGGCCACCCTGCGCATTAACGTAACCAGCCCAGTCACCGGCGTCAGCGGCATCATGGACGGCGGCAAATTCAACGCTCAGACCGTGCGCGGTCTCGGTATCGGCGAGACGACGCAATTCACGGTAGACCGTCACCGGCGCACCGCCGATAAACTGGAATTGACGGATGTGCCAGCGCGCCGCCCATGCTGATACAGCGGGGGCTGTCTCTTTCAGCAGCTCACCGCTTTCGTCATCGGTTTCACCATCAAGAGCATAGCCGTCGATATTTTTCGAAATGTATTTAGCAACATAGCCGGTAGCGCTGCCTTTTTCCGGGTCAATGGCCTCGGCATGAAAGCGCGCTTTTTTGGCTTTATCGCTTCTCAGTTCGTGGCGGTCTTCCTCCCACGCATAATCACGGATGATGAGGCGCACGCGCTCGACGTCTTCCGGCAACATGAACATAAGCATGTGCCAGTGTGGCGTTCCGTCGTGATGAGGTTCGGCAACACGGATGCCGAAAATGCGGATTTCTTCCCGATGTAACTTGGCACGAATGCGCGCCCAAAGGCCGGTGAGATAACTTTGCGTGTCCGACGGGCTGGCACCGTTCCATTTGCTGTTACGGTATCCCGCTTTAGTCGTGGCGTGGTATTTAGACGGTGCAGTCAGGGTGTAAAACTCCCCGACATATCCAAGTTCATTGCAGATATTTTCAAACCCACGGATGCGGGTCATCAGCTCGCAGCGACGTATCGCAGGGTTGGCGACCGAGCCATCATATTTTTCAATCAGGCTGATGCGGTTGCCCTCTTCGTCTTCGAGATCCAGCCCCTTGAGAAATTCACGCGTGCGGCGCTTCTGCTCGCGCCAGTCGGTCACGCAGTTTTTACTCGCGTATGCGTGTCGTTTTTTGCTGACATTGCCGACTGCGATTTGCAGATGTTCGCGCCATGCAGCCGCAATGCGTCGCAAGCGTCCACGCCACCAAACCTCATTAAACATGCGAGTGATAGCAGGGGCTATTTCATCCTCACCAACATATTTCTTTGTCACCCTCTCCCAATGCGGCGGGGTAACGTTGAATTGCAGGGAAATGAAACCGGCTCGCATGTACCAGGTGTACAGCGTTTTAAGCTCGCTAAATCCGGTGTCATCAATGTCAGCCAGTTCAGCGCGAATGAAATTAGCAATATCAGCGGCCAGCAGGTCAATATCGGCGCGCGACATATCCGGGAGGCGGTTATATCTGGCAACCATATTGACCATGCGTGACGCCAGATATTGCATAAGCTGGGTATCAAAATGACCGCCAAAAACAGCGGCTGATACGTTGCTGTTGATACCTGCACACTCATATTTTTTTGCGACCAGTTCAAGACGCGGCAATGCCTTTTTGCAGAAGCTGATTAAAAAAGCATTGGCTCGTTGACTGCCCTGATTTTGCTCCAGCACTGCAGCGGTGCGATAAACGTCAAAGCGCACGCACTCAGGCTGGAGAGAAAGCACCTTTCTCGCATGCAGCAAAGCCGCGAACATACGGTCGCGGCGATACTGTTGGTCGTAGGTGAGATATGGGCTGGCTATTGCCGACCGTGGAGCATTCCACGGATAAGCATAAGCAACCATAGAGCTATGCATCAACGCTAGCCCCTTGAATGGCTGCTATGCATAGTTGCCCTACCCGCTCAATTTCTAATGCCATAGCGTCAATGGCAGTAATATCCGAGCCATGAATCTGATTGTGTATCAGGCCGGAAATAAGCTGGTTAATCTTCGGATAATAGCCGATAGTGTCGAGCCATTCTTCACCAGCTTTTTTACCGGACTTAACGACTTTCTTTTCATTCAGGATGAATTGATATTGGTCGCTGGTAATAACCCATTTGTCGCCGACTTCGATGCGAATACCCATTTATATCCCCCGGTAATGTTTGGATTTGAGCTCGGCAATTTGCTGGCAGGTTACACAAAAGGCCACTCCCGGAATCGCAATGCGGCGAGCTTCCGGGATTGGTGTGTCACATACCTCGCAGGTAAAACGAGACGGCGCAGCGATACGGCTACGCGCGTTATTGATGAGTCGCTCGCGTTCTGCCTGTTCGCGCTGTTGTGCGATATCCATTGCGTCGGCCATTAGTGCAGCTCCTGTGATTCGTTCTCAAAGCGGGTGGCTTCACGGCGCAGCAGTTCAGCGGCTTCGGTGCCGCTCATACCCTCTTTGGTGATATGGATAGCCAGCGCCTCAAGGCGGATGGAAACAGCGAGCGCGCGGTCTTTACGCTCTTCTTTTTTGGCATCAGTCAGCAATACGGCCAGCGCATCGCTATCAGTGTTAAAACTACGAGTTTCGGTACTACGCATAATTGAATCTCCTGATTTCGGGCAATAAGAAGCCCGGCGGGTTTACGCCATTAAATTTCTGTTTGTATTAATTCGGCATGGTTAGCCGCTTGGGAAATAAACTCACCACTGCACGAAAATGATTCATCGCTGTAATAAGCGCCTTTTTCTCGTCAGTAGTCAGCTCACTTAATTCGAGCTCATGACGAGCCGCCGGTATTTTTGCCAGAAAGAAAATAGCGGCCAGCGCCCGATTATTTTCTTCAAATAGTGGATCGCGTTTATCGCGCATATCATCGACAAAACGCTCGACCTCTTTCCAGCTATCACCCCAATATCTCGCACGCAATTCAGCTATATGATTGAGACCGACCAGACGTTCACCCGCTTTCAGCGGAACAGTCGCGGAAACAGCTTCGATAGCCATGATTCCCCCTGCTTTAGAGTAGAGAGGCCAGCCAGTAAATCAGCCTGTGAGCGGCTCGGGTGCCAGCGCTTGCCGTCCTTACCTGCGATCCAGCCGTGGCTGTAGTGCATGCCGGGGCTTTGCTTTACGAGCAGAGACGCGAATGACGGTTCACTTTTCAGCATACGCACCTCAAATCAGCCCGAACGATGCGCCAATACCGCTCATGGTATCGACCACGCTCGACATAGCTGGATTAGTCTGTAAGCGCGCATGTAACGCCAGCGCCGACAATGACAACATGCGAATTCCAGCATTAACGCTCTCAATCATGTTGTGCTTACGGGCGGAGGTCAGGCGCTCATCAGAGACCGCACCGCTCGCCAGTTCGCCGAGTTCACGCATTGCGCGCATGACATAAGACTGCAATTTGTCTTTAGCCAGCTCATTAACCGGTACGCATGGCAGACAATGAATCTGTGCCAGAAAGCCATCAACGAGGGTTGAGTCTTCGGTCAGGTCAGTCAGCAGCCACAATTCAGGCGGTGTGAACTGGTGAGGCTGTTCCGGGTTGAGCTTGTTACGTAACGTCTGAACGTTCATACCAGCACGCTCGGCCAGCTTCGCCATGTTGTGGCGCTGCGCAAAAGCCCGACATGCTTCGTCATAGTGGGGATGTTTGGAAATCTGAAAATCAAACATGTTGCATCCTTATGATTCACATAAAGTGAATCAAGCACCGATGACGAGTTGAAAACGGGAATGACCCAACGCCTTACGCAACTGTTCTTCTTTCCAGCGTGCGTAATAAATACGAATCGGGCCACCTGCTTTCTTGCAGCCTTTACGGATGGTGCGGGGTTCGATTGGTACACAAGGGTTGTCGCCGGTTGTCCAGCGATAAGCGGTACGTTCAGAAACACCCTCAAGCTCTGCGAATTGTTGCAGAGTAACGATAGGTGCAGGCACTTTGATGATTGCGATTTCAGAAGCCATGTTGCATGATTCCCATTTTGACAATGTTTGCAATCAATGGCCTCTGTTTGCCAACTTCTGCCACTGATTGCCCGAATTAGCAACGATACTAATGCTCAAATGAGTATTAGTAAATACCCAAAGGAATATATTTTGATACTTGATACTCAGGTGAATAACGACGAGTTACTGGATAGAATTTGTCAAGTATATGGTTTTACTCAAAAAATCCAGCTAGCCCGGCACTTCAATATTGCCGCCAGTTCCCTACAAAACCGCTATACGCGAGGCACTGTTTCTTATGATTTCGCCGTACAGTGCGTACTAGAAACCGGAGCAAGCCTGCTATGGCTTCTTACGGGGCAAGGCTCTCAATATGATGGCAAACCGTCTCCAACGGATCCGAAAACGATAGACTCCTTCACTCTGAGTGATGGAAAACTCGAAGAAAATTCACCATTGAGTATTGACGCCGGTTTTTTTAGCAAGCAAATGACGAAGGGTATTGCTGTTCGCGCCGATGGAAAGCTGCACTTCATAGAACAAGATGCCTCACTTTCTGATGGCCTTTGGTTGGTTGATATTGAGGGGGCTACCAGCATCAGAGAATTGACGCTCCTACCCGGCAAAAAGTTACATGTTGCGGGCGGCAAAGTACCGTTTGAGTGCGGGATAGATGAGATAAAAACGATTGGCCGTGTAGTGGGTGTATACAGCGAGGTTAATTGATGACTGTCCGTAAAAATCCGGCTGGCGGTTGGATTTGTGAGCTCTACCCAAACGGTGCAAAAGGCAAACGTATCAGAAAGAAATTCGCTACTAAGGGAGAGGCTCTAGCGTTTGAACAGTACACCATTCAAAACCCGTGGCAGGAAGAAAAGGAAGACAGGCGCACGTTGAAAGAGCTGGTTGATTCATGGTATAGCGCTCATGGCATTACACTGAAAGACGGCTTGAAACGCCAGTTAGCCATGCACCATGCTTTTGAGTGTATGGGTGAACCACTCGCACGCGATTTCGATGCGCAGATGTTTTCCCGCTACCGAGAAAAACGGTTAAAAGGTGAGTACGCTCGTTCAAACAGAGTGAAAGAGGTATCGCCTCGCACGCTTAATCTTGAGTTGGCCTACTTCCGAGCAGTGTTCAATGAGCTAAACCGCCTCGGAGAATGGAAGGGTGAAAACCCACTGAAAAATATGCGTCCATTCCGCACAGAAGAAATGGAAATGGCCTGGCTAACTCACGACCAGATTACGCAACTGCTCGGAGAGTGTAAACGGCATGACCACTCCGATTTAGAAACCGTGGTAAGAATCTGTCTCGCCACTGGCGCACGGTGGTCTGAGGCCGAGAGCCTGAGAAAAAGCCAGCTCGCGAAATATAAAATCACTTACACCAACACGAAAGGGAGAAAAAACCGCACCATCCCAATCAGCAAAGAGCTCTATGAGTCTCTACCTGATGATAAAAAAGGCCGGTTATTTAGTGATTGTTATGGCGCGTTCCGTTCAGCTCTGGAAAGAACAGGCATTGAGCTACCGGCAGGACAGCTTACCCACGTTTTGCGCCACACCTTCGCCAGCCACTTTATGATGAATGGTGGTAATATTTTGGTCTTGCAGCGCGTACTCGGCCATACCGACATAAAAATGACGATGCGATATGCGCATTTTGCTCCAGACCACTTTGAATCAGTAATTAATTTTAATCCATTAGCATAGAAAGGAATCAGAATGACACCGCAACAAGAAATCACAATTTTTTTCTCATGGCAAAGTCAACTTGATAAGAATAAAAATACCAATTTCATAAGAAACGCCTTGCGAAAAGTGATTAAAAAGATTGAAAACAAGAGAAAAAATATAAAATTCACACTTGATGAGGCAACGCGTGGGGAGACTGGAAGTCCTAGGGAAGGTGCGAACAAGTTCCTGATATGAGATCATCATATTCATCCGGAGCGCATCCCAGAGGGACATCATGAGCCATCAACTCACCTTCGCCGATAGTGAATTCAGCACTAAGC